TAAATGGGGTGGTGGTATATCTGGTTGGAAAGAATTCGCTATGTATGGCGGCGGCGGAAGTGGTGATCTTCGCGCTAATGTATTCTACGATTCTGATAATACAGGTTATTATGTTGATGCAAATTCAAGTGGAACATCTGTTAGAATCGCTGGTGATATTCTTTGTGATGCTAACTATGGTAAAGGACTGGTTGGTGTATATTCATCAGTAAGATATCAGAATGTTTTCTCAATGGGTGCCGCTTATAGATTACCTGCTAATGGTGCTGGGTCAGGTAATCTGTACGGTATTGCTTGGTCTTACCCAAATGCTGGTGGCGCTGCTGGCAACCTAGACAGCCACGGTATGCTAGTGCTGATTAACGGCGGCTATGGCTCTAGTATGTCTTATTCAATAAAAGCAAGTGGTAACGTTACTGCTTATTCGGATGAGCGATTAAAAACAAACTGGAAACCAATGCCTGATAACTTTGTTTCTCGTTTATCAGAAGTTCGTGTAGGTATTTACGATCGTACTGATGGGGAACAACTAACGCAGGTTGGTGTATCAGCTCAATCCCTTCAAGAGTTATTACCAGAAGCAATTACAACTGCACAAGACGAAATGGGAACTTTATCAGTTAACTATGGTGGAGCGGCATTGGCTTCGGCAGTAGAGTTAGCCAAGGCAATCAAAGAACAACAAACCATTATAAATAATCAGCAACAAGAAATTAATGATTTGAAAGACATAGTTTCTAAGTTGGTTGAAAAACTTTCATAAATCAGTTGACATATGAACTGGTTTTTGATATAATAGAAATAAATTATAAATAGAAATATAACATTAAGTTATTAATTACGGAGAAAATAAAATGGCACTTAGTACAGACTATACTTGGACTTGGTCGGTGACCAGTCTTAAAAAGGCGGATCAAGTTAACTCGGAAGGAGTTTCTTTAAGCGGCGCAGTAGTTCAAACCTATTGGAAAGCTGTAGCAACTGCTGCTGACGGCAAAACCGCTGAGTTCTCAGGGGCTACCCCTTTCACTGCGGTAAACGTTCCAGCAGGATCTTTTACGGCGTTTGAGACATTGACTGAAGAAACCGTGTTAGGTTGGATTCAAGCTGTTGTTAACGCTGACCAAGGATATGCAGACCACATCAGCGACAGAGTTAGAAAAGAAATCGAAGCAGCATCAGTAGTTGAAGCACCTATGCCTTGGGCGCCTGAGGATGTTACTCCTGTGCCTCCAGTTCCTGGTCAAGACCCTGCAGCCCTTGCAGACGAAGCTGACGAAGCTGACGAACCAGAATAAGTCAAGGAGTAATCTATGACCTATTCTTGGCAGATAGTAAAATTTAAAACACGCGATCAGGTGAATGCCGATGGCGTAACGTTAGCTGATGCGGTTGTTAAAATCCAATGGATGCGAATTGGAGTAGACAGCGACGGTAATCGAGGCTCGGTAATTGGCTCAGTAGATCTTACTGCTGCTCATTTAGGAGCCTCAGATTATATTGCCTTTTCGGACTTAACGGAAGCAAAGGTTTCTGAATGGTTAGATACAGCAATAGACTCTAACCTAATTGAATCTTACAATACAAAGATCTTAGAAAAAATGGCAGCTGCCGCAGATACCGAGCGCGATGTTCCTTGGTCTTAGTTGAATAAATAAAATTTTGATTTACATTATGGAGTTATTATGCATGATTTACGTCATCACGGATTGGTGCACTACGCGCTAAAACGTGGCGGAAGCATCCACCCAATTATACTACCTAAAGCGTTAACCGGCGAAACAGGTATTATGAACCCTTCTATCTTTTTACATGATGGAAGGGTTCTAATGAACGTTCGCCATGTTAATTATACTCTTTACCATTCAGAAGGTAAAAAGTTTCCACACGCTTGGGGTCCTCTACAATACCTACACCCAGAAAACGATATAAGTTTAACTACTTACAATATCATGACCGAGTTGAATGGTGACTTGGAAGTTATTCATGCGGGTCGAATTGATACAACAGAACTTGATACCAAACCTACATGGAACTTTATCGGCCTTGAAGACGGCCGTCTCTTTAGCTGGGATGATCGTTTATTCCTTTGTGGAGTTCGTCGAGATTGTTATGATTCTGAAGGCAAAGGTCGTATGGAGATGCAAGAAATAGAATATGTTGATAACCGATGGAAAGAAGTTGCTCGACATCCTATTAAAGCTCCAGGTGATGATGGTACGTATTGTGAAAAGAATTGGATGCCTATTATTGATATGCCATGGCATTTTATTAAATGGTGTAACCCTGTTGAAGTTGTAAGGTATGACGAAGAATCAGGAGATACAATAACTGTACATCTTGATGAATCTAAATTCCAAGAAATGCCTCGTGATTTGCGAGGTGGTACTCAGGTACACCCAATTGGCAATGGCCAACATATGACAATCACACATGAAGTTGATTTAAATAGAGATGTATTCCATAGAAAAGACGGCCATTATAATCACCGCATTTTAATATGGGATGCTGAGTGGAATCTAATCCATTATACAACAGATTTCCATTTTCTAGGTAGTCAGACTGATCCTACGTCAGGACAAGAATATAATATTGAGTTTGCTACTGGTATGGCATTCCTCAACGGCAATGTTTTAATTGCTTTCGGGTATCAAGATAATGGAACATTTATTTTGAAAATGCCCGAAGAAGAATTCTTTGATTTTGTGAGGAGATGTTAATTATGTTACAGCAATTATTAAATGATCATGTATTAGATGGAAAGAATCCATACAAATGTTATGACCTAGCAAAAGAATATGACAGGTTAGAACAAGGAGCAATGGCAGTATCTTTGTATCTTAAAGCGGCTGACCTATCATCAGATCCAGAACTTCAATATAAATGCATGATTGGCATTGCTCGATGTTATGAAAGAAAAGAAAATCGTGGATATACAGTTGAAGGCGCATTACTTGATGCAGCTGCATTACTTCCTATGAGACCTGAAGCGCTTTATCACTTATGTAAACATTATGAACTAAAGGCAGAGTGGAAAAGATGTCTTTTCTTTGCGAATCTTGCCCTTCAACCTGAAGAAGATATGGGAGAGAATTGCGAACTAGGTTATCCTGGTTGGATTCATTTAAAATATTACCAAGCATTATCTAAATGGTATATTACAGGTCAACAGGATGCTAAAGAACTATTATTTGATTTGAAGTATAAACATAAGCTAAAAGGTCTTCTTAAAGATAAAGTAGATCGGATGATAAAAACCACATACTTCCCTACTGCCATTCCTTATGTAAGTAATGATATCGAAAGATTTAAGTTTCCGTTTCATGGTATAGAGACTATACCTAAAAATAATTCTAAACACTTTCAAGACATGTTTGTCTTATCTGCGCTTGAAGGAAAAACAGGTGGAACATATTTAGAAATTGGTTCAGGCGATCCGTTTGAACATAGCAATACAGCACTATTAGAAAAGTTTGGATGGAAAGGCATATCTATAGATCTTTCTGAAGCTTTGTGTTGTAAGTTTAAAGAGAATAGAATCAATACAGTCATTTGTGCAGATGCAATGCAAATAAATTATGAGGATCTGTTTTCTAAACATTGCGTTGATAACGTGATTGATTATTTACAAATTGATTGTGATGACGCATCAATGGGTGTATTACATAAAATTCCCTTTAACCGATATAAGTTTAGAATCATTACATTCGAACACGATTCTTATCGCTTAGGTACAGCTAAAAAGACTGCGGCAAAAGAATTGTTATTAAAACACGGCTATGTAATTGCAGTTCCTGACGTAAAGATTACCCCAGATCATCCTTATGAAGATTGGTACATACACCCCGATCTTATAGATCTTCCAAAAGAAATGAAAAAAGTAAAAGAAAGCAATTTTGTGTGGGATTACTTTATGGAGGAGTTATGATTAACGTAGTTGCTACGGGTGGCTTTGATCCAATACATTCAGGTCATGTTGAATATTTAAAAGAAGCTTCGCTGTGCGGCACAAGATTAGTTGTTGGTATTAATTCAGATGAATGGCTGATTCGCAAAAAAGGTAGAGCGTTTATGCCATTCGAAGAACGAGCAGCAATTGTTAAAGCATTAGCTTGTGTCGATGATGTAATAGCGTTTGATGACAGCGATGGAACTGCTATTGACTGTCTAGAACAAGTAAAGGCGCTATATCCGTTAGATACTGTTGTGTTCGCTAATGGAGGCGACAGAACGTCTGATAACATCCCTGAGATGTCTGTTGAAGGTGTTGAGTTTGAGTTTGGTGTTGGTGGTGAAGATAAGAAGAATAGTTCAAGTTGGATATTAAAAGAATGGTCACAACCAACCGTTCAACGTAAGTGGGGTGAATACACCGTACTTGCTCAAAACGGTGAATGGGCTGTTAAAGAATTAAGTTTTAACATCGGTCAATCATTAAGTAATCAAAGACACTTTCATAGATCTGAACATTGGCATGTTGTAAAAGGTTCTGTATTAATGGAACTTGATCACGGTAATCGTTTAACAGAATCTCGTATCTATTGTGAAGGTCAAAGTATTGATATTCCAAAAGGTACTTGGCATAAAGCAACAAACGTCGGAGATACCGTCGCAAAGGTAATCGAAGTATGGCTCGGCGGTAATTTATCAGAAGACGATATTGAAAGAAGAGACTAAGTATAAATAGAATTAATAGCTAATAGTCGGAGGACGAAGATGGCAATTAAAATAGGCGGGACAACCGTTATAGGAGATACACGTGAACTTGCGTCCATCACAGACATGGACGGGACGTTTACAACATTTCACCCATTAGTTACACCAGTGCCTGGTACTAATTTAGATCTGAACCAGACAATGTTATCAAAAACTATTTCTGCCGCAACTACTTTTACATATTCTGGCGCATCCACCGGGCACACTGGAGTATTGCTATTAGATATATCTACTTCAAATCATGTACCCACGTTTCCTGGCGATTGGTCGTTTCAAGCTACTCCTACTTGGGCGTCTAACAGATATTGGATAATTACATTTATATGTTTTAGTGCTACTGACATCAAAGCAACTGCAGTTGGGTACGATGATACACCTGCCGCACCGGCACTACAAAGTTCGTTTTCAATATCAGGTTGGAATATTGTTCAGTCCAGAGACACTGGCGACGGCAACCTGGCCGAGGCGTTTGCTCAAATAACATTTTCAAACGACGTTGCTAACGATAGAATAGATGTTGCATATGCTGGTGGAACAAACGCGGCGGTAGCAACAGTTTATCATACATATATTGATACCTCAGGTTTAACTAATATTACCTCAATAGAATGTCAATATAACGTTCAGTCACAGAGTTGTTCTGGATATTGCACTGTGTCCGGTTATTCTGCGGGTCCGCTGCCATCATCCGATGGATATAATTCAGGAACTTATTATAGTGTTCCTAATTCACCTGGCGGCCGCCAGTTTATGTGGGCTGCAAAAACCAATGGCACTGGCATAACAACAACTTCATTTAGTTTAAATACCGCCGATCCAGACTTTAGAATCAAAGTTGTATGTGATCAGGGAACTTTGTATTCAACATGTGAATTTACACAAGGCAGCGGCGGCCTATCAGCGCGAACTTACGCCGGCGAAGTACCTTAAGGATAATATAAATGGCAATTAAAATAGCAGGAACTACCGTCATAAACAATTCTCGTGGTGTTGAAAACATGACCGGGATTGAAGGTAATTACACAAATTTTCATGGCACTGTAACGGCCATCGCAAATAACATAGACATGGCTAAACCATTTGTGTCTCGGACTTTAGCCGCCGCAACTACGTTTACTGTGTCTAATTTGGAAACAGGTAAAGTTTGTTTGCTTATGCTAGATATTAGTTCAAGCCAATATATACCTACTTGGCCAGCCAGTATACAATGGCCAAGCTCGGGCGAACCAACTTGGAATACAACGGGAGTAACACAATGGCTAGTTTGTCTTACTTGTTGGGATAACACTACGATTCGAGCAACAGCAACAGGCTGGGGCGCCGGTGGCTTTGCAGGTACCTATGCTGTCACAGCGCCAACATCTATTACCGAAGGCATTCCTGGAACAATGAATGTAACAACTTCAGGACTTGCTAATGGTACTACACTTTACTGGACTGCAACAGCAGGTACAGAGTTTGATGCTTCCTCGGGCAGTTTTGGCATTAATAATAATGCTGCTGCGTTTACTGTTACCGCAACAGCGAAAGATCTTGAAGGTAGTGAAGCAGCGGCAATACAAATTAGAACAGACAGTATTTCGGGGCCTATTGTTGCGTCAGATACATTTAATATTCTTGATGATGCTAATGGAACAAAATATGATTATATTCTTGGATACGGCGGTGACTATTGGTGCGGCGGCAGCGATGGCTTCATTGCTTATTACTGGTATGGCTTGTCCCCAGGCAATAGTCCTTCTGGCGCCGCAATTACACCAGGTGATGGATACACATATACTCCTGGCGACTTGATGGAATCCGTAGCTAGTAAGGGAAGCAACTTTTATGCTTATCAAATAATTAGAACTACCGCCTAAGGAGAATATTATATGTATACAATGGAAGAAATTACACTTGAAACATTTGGAAATTCAGAATTTGACTATCTTTTTTCGCGTAGTTTACCCTACTTGGACCAAGGAACTTTTTCTTGGAGTTTTTTAAATAATCCAACTACTGACGACGAAAAAAAGGAAGCTCTTAGAGGTCGATTTCAAACAGATCTTGAAAAAGCAAATGAATACCCAGGAGTATGCAGAACAAAATGTGTTCTTTGTAAAAAAGATGGTGTCGCAATACAACTTTTTCTAGGCGCAATTAATTCAGGAGATGACGATTACGTCACTTGGTTAATAGCATTGTATGGGCCTGATGGTAATGGATCTAAATCTTGGTTATACGATCTTGATTATATACAAGCGTGTAAGAATCATTTTGTTAATACTTACGGGGTTAAAGGATATAAAATTAGTTGCATGAATAGTGGTTCATTAAAAGATTACCATTTAAATAAGCCTAATGCAGACGATTTATATAATATATCAATCGGCGAAGTGGACACTATTGATGTAGGCGTAGAATTAGTTACTATATCCTACACCTATAAGTAGTTAGATAAATAATTACAAATAATTAGGAAACGAACATGGCAATTAAAATATCAAACACTACTGTTATAGATGATTTAAGGTCATTTGTTAATGTAACAAATTGTAGTGGTTTGTATGGCGACTTACATGCTTCTCCGTCAGTCACCACTAGTAACATTAGTGTGTCTAACGCTATTCAGACGTGTATCATGACGGCGAACCAAACATTCACTATGAGCGGTGGTGATGAAGGCAGAACGACGGCTCTCTTGTTAGATACAGGTTCAACTCCTTGGGTACCAACTTTTCCAACTACTATTAAGTGGGTTGGTGGAGAACCAACTTGGGCTAACGATAGATATTGGCAAATCACGTTTCTTTCAAGAGGAACTTATTTTACTGGATCTGCTGTAGGCTACGCCGGGTCTTCACCAACAGAAGCCGTTACTTTAGACGGAACCCCGGCCTCACCTGTAATTAATGGGGATTTAAAAGGCATTCAGTGGCTGGAGCTTGGGTGGAGATTTAAAGCAGATGGTAATGTATATAAATGGAATCATCCAAATAATGTGGGCGGGGCTGGCGAAACTTTATATTCAACTATAACTTGGAATAACATTACTCCATCACAAACATATTATATAAGAGCATCCAATTTCTCAGGCTCAGTTAACTTAAACGTAGTTAATAGTTCTACACTCGACACGTGGATAGCTTTAAACACGACAAGGACCTTTATGGTATACGATAGCAGAACAACAAGTAGTATTGGCACTGAAGATAATGTTATGAAAGTAGAAATATCGGCGAATAGTAGTGGATCACCAATATTGGCAACTGGCTATTATAAAGTCGAATACAGCGGAACTGCGTAGGAAAATAAAATGGCATTAGCACATGTAATGAATTTAGTTAGTAACGCAGGTCTTGTAGTCGCAGGTAATGCCGGGGCTGGCAGTGGCGGTGGCGGCGGTAACTTAGATAGTCAAGTAGTTACTGTTGGTGAATACACTCAAAACAATGCTGGCGGTGGCGGCGTACCATCAAGCGTCACCGTTTACAGAGGCTATCAAGTACCAAACAATACTTTTGGATCCATTAGCGACGGAACAAGTAATATTTATAGTGGCGCTTCAATTCTGAGAATTATGTATTATTGGAATACTGTCTTCGATATCTCTGGAGTAAGCATCCTCATTGATGGTACTAACCTCGCAAATCTCGGATGGACTACTTTAACTATAAGCAGTCTAAGTGTCGCAAGAACGAATGCATCCTATGCCGGAAACGTAGGCGGTGATACGCAGTGGACTTGGACGGTTGGTGGTGGTGATTATACCGGTGCAAATGATCCTTTTGGCGCGAATGGTACAACAACAAATTGTGTGTTTACATAAAAATAAACGAAAGAGAATAAGCTAATGGCACAACCAAATTCAAGAGCAACTTTTAAAGATTGGGTTTTAAGAAAACTCGGTGCCCCAGTGATTGACATTAACGTTTCTGACGAACAGATTGATGATCGTATTGATGAAGCTGTAGATTTTTGGCGCGAGTATCATTATAATGGAAGCCAATTAGTTTATCTTAAACACCAAATTACAGAAGACGATAAGACTAATGGTTATATTGACTTGCCTACAACCATTCTTGGTATTTCTGGTATCTTTGATATGCAGACAAGTATTTCAACCGGTTCAGGAATCTTTAATGTTCAATACCAATTTGTTTTAAATAATCTTGAAGATATTACAGGTTATAACATTTCAAATTATTATATGACAATGTCTCATTTAGCGTTCCTACAAGAAATGCTTGTTGGTAAACCAATGATTCGTTATAATAGACACGTGAATAGATTATATCTTGATTCTGATCATGGTATACTTGTACCTGGCGAATATATTATTATTGAAGCGTATGATGTAATTGACGGATCAACATATACAGATGTATGGGCAGATCGTTGGTTACAAAATTATGCGTCAGCACTCATCAAAGAACAGTGGGGTGCAAACCTAACTAAATTTACCGGAATGCAACTTGTTGGTGGAGTATCTTTCAACGGAGAGCAAATACTTTCCGATGGTAGAGAAGAAAGAAGATTAATGGAAGAAGATGCAAAAGATAACCTACAACCGCTTTCCTACAATTATATCGGGTAATCTATGGGGACTAATACGTTCTTTAACAACTACGCCAGAGTTTCTGAGCAAACACTAATTGATGATTTAGTTATTGAGTCAATTAAGATCTATGGCGTAGATGTTATTTACATTAGCAGAGCGATTAAAGGCCGTGATGTTATTTTTAACGAAGATGACTTTCCTGAATATAATGAAGTGTTTGAATTTGAAACATACGTTAAAAATATGGAAGGCTTTGAAGGCGAAGGTGATTTCCTATCTAAGTTTGGTTTAGAGATAAGAGATCAACTGACTCTCACCGTTGCAAATAGAACTTTTGAAAGATACGTAACTCGTGAAGTTCCAGCAATTGTTCGCCCACGAGAAGGCGATTTAATTTACTTTCCAATAAATGAAAAGATTTTTGAAATTAAGAATGTTGAACACGAAAGTATATTCTATCAAATGGGACAAACACAAGTCTTTGATATTGTGTGCGAATTAATTGAATATAGTAACCAAAGATTTAATACAGGTCGTACTAACATTGATAATTACTTTGCTGATTATAATACAGATATAATTGTTGATGCAAATAATGCAACATTGACTGCCCTTTCTGATACAGATGATCTTGCGGACAACCTTAACTTTGAGATTGAAGGTGATCTTATTCTTGACTTCTCAGAAGTAGACCCATTCAGCGAAAATATACAGATTACGGACTCATAATGGCATTAGCAAATTATTTTTATAATTCTTCGATTCGTAAGTACGTTGCCTTATTTGGTACATACTTTAATCAGCTAGAGGTTAGAAGAACAAGCACTGATGGTACTCTTAATCAGCGACAAATAGTTCCTATCTCATATGCACCATACCAAAAGATATTAGCTCGACTTGAACAAGATCCTATTTTACAAGGTGGGGCAAGTTTTGATGCAGACGGTAATCCTGCGGCTGGCCAGCCATACGCATTGACATTGCCTCGTATGTCTTTTGAGTTAACAAATTTTGCATATGATGCAGAACGAAAAGTTTCGCCGACAAGAAAAGTAAGAAAGACTGTTATAGATGAAGTAAACGGCGGCAGAAGATTCGTATACGCTGGAACTCCATATAATATGGGATTCTCATTATACATAATGGCAAAATATAATGAAGACGCTGTTAAGTTATTAGAACAAATTTTACCATTCTTTAATCCTGACCATACAAGCACTGTAAAGTTAATACCTGGGTTGGAAGCAATGGATATACCTCTTATCTTACAAGATGTATCAGCACAGGATGTATACGAAGGTGGTTTTGAGACAAGAAGAGCTATTGTATATACACTAAACTTTACAATGAAAGGATGGTTCTTTGGTCCTGAAAAAGATAGAGAAGTAATTCGCTTTATTGATACACGATATGCAACTGATACACTAACTGATACACCGTTTGAAGAATTCCAAACTTTTCAGCCTGGAATGACAGCAAATAATACGCCTACATCAGATGTATCATTAACCGTTGATTATAGTTTAATTGATTTTGACGATAACTGGGACAACATAGAGATTATCTCTGATATAGAACCCAGTTAAATCTTGGAATATAATGTAATGAAAATTGGATTTACATGTAGCACGTTTGACTTGCTTCACGCTGGTCATATACAAATGCTTAGAGAAGCAAAAGAACAATGTGATTATTTAATTGTTGGGTTACAAATGGATCCTTCGCATGATAGAGATAATAAAAATCCTCCTATACAAACAATAGTTGAGAGATATAGTCAATTAAAGGCAGTACGCTATGTTGACGAAATTATTCCTTATTCAACAGAACAAGACTTAGAAGATATTCTTGAATTATATACGATTCATGTTAGGATCTTGGGCGATGAATATAGAGATAAAGATTTTACAGGAAAAGATATTTGCCGCAGGCGAGATATTGATTTATTCTTTAATAATAGAGATCACAGATTCAGCAGTACTTTGCTTCGACAGTCATGCGCAATAAATAGTACGGATAAGTAAATAACTTGGAGTTATATTATGATTAGAAAGAAAGCATTGAACCAAGAAATGAGTATGGGTGGTCTTGTACTGGAAATGGCCGCAACGTTCTATAGTGAATTCTTTGTAAGAAAGGATTACGATTGGTGGTATGTAGTACAACCTGGAGACACTGTTGTAGATCTAGGAGCTTGTGTTGGAATGATGTCCGCCGACGCTTTAGATAAAGGCGCTGCTAAGGTTTATATGGTTGAAGCAAATAGAGAATTGCTAAAGACGGCAATTGAAAATGTTTCCGAATATATGATGAATGAACCTGATCCAAAAGTTTATCCGATTAATGCAATTATTGGTACATCTGATGCGGATGGCTGTTATGTAACAAAGAAAGCACCATTACCAACTGATGATATAGATCGTATTTCGTTTAAAGAATTAATAACAAATTACGATATACAAAACATAGATTATTTAAAGTGTGATATTGAAGGAAATGAATACGATGTATTTAATATCGAGAATTTGGATTACTGTTTAAATAATGTAAAACATATCGGTTGTGAAATACATATAAAGGCAACCGAAGAAGGTCCTGAAAAATTTATTAAATTTAGAGACACGTTCTTAAAGCGGTTTGTTGAATCTCCACTTCATAAAGTAAGAAGCATGGATCAATACAATAATGTTGTTAGTGCCATCTGGGATAATGACGTTGTGCGAAACTTGCCATTGAGAAATTCATACTTTATGTTATACATTACAAGAGTTGACGCATGAAAGATAATGGCGATACGATAGCACAGAAATTAAATATGAGACCTTTACAAGAAACTGAAGAATTTAAAGTAAAAGCAGCCGAACAAAAATTAGATCTACAAGGCAATTCTTTCACAACGAACCTAACAGAATATGAAGGTGAGATGGTAGACGATATTAAAAATCTACCACAGGAAGCCGTAAATCAGCCACCTGCCGTTATTAGTATGGCAGCCTCAGAAAATTTAAAAGATATTGAATTAGCGAAAAAAAATATCGAAAATATTATTAGTCTTGGTGATGATTCAGTTAAAGAAATGGTTGAAATCGCAAAGCAGTCAGAATCGCCTCGAGCTTTTGAAGTTGTATCAACGTTAATGAAAGTATTACTCGATGCAAACAAAGATTTCGTTGAAATGTCAACAAAGAAAAGATATGCAAAAGAAGAAGATTCGCAAACCCAAACACAAGTTACTAATAATAATCTAATCATATCCACGTCCGATTTGCTTAAAATGATTAAAGGTGAAAAGCCAGATGGATAAAGGTTACTTAGGTAACTCCTTTCTTAAAAAGATCGGTGAGCAAATTGAATTTACTCCTGAGATGCTTCAAGAATATCTGAAGTGTGCTGAAGATCCTATTTACTTTGCTGAAAACTATATTAAAATTGTACACGTAGATCATGGCTTAATACCTATGAACATGTACGAGTATCAAAAAGATATTGTGCAAAAGATTACAGATGAAAGGCGTTGTGCTGTATTAACATCAAGGCAGGCAGGTAAAACAACAACTGCAGTGGCTGTTATATTACACTACATCCTCTTTAATGAATTTAAAACTGTTGCTGTATTAGCAAACAAGGGCGATGCCGCAAGAGAGGTATTGGGCCGTATACAATTAGCCTATGAAGCATTACCTAAGTGGATGCAGCAAGGTATTGAAGAATGGAATAAAGGTAACATCACGTTAGAGAATGGCTGTAAGATCTATGCAGGTACTACAACATCTTCTGCTATTCGTGGTAAATCTATATCCTTTCTATATCTCGATGAGGTTGCGTTTATTGAAGGGTTTGATGAATTCTTTGCTTCTGTATATCCAACAATATCATCAGGTAAAACAACAAAATTATTAATGACCTCTACACCTAACGGATTGAATCATTTTTGGAAAACCTGTAAAGGTGCTAAAGAAGGTACAAACGGTTATGAATACGTTGAGGTTATGTGGTACGATGTTCCTGGGCGTGACGAACAATGGAAAGATGAAACGCTTGAAGCATTAGATTTTGATATGGAAAAGTTCAATCAAGAATACTGTTGTCAGTTCTTAGGAAGCTCAGGTACACTAATAAGCGGTGCCAAACTCAAAGAACTTGCGCCGTCTAGGCCATTACATGAGGCTGAAGGTATTACACAATATGAAGCGGCACAACAAGAACGTTCATACGTGATGGTAGTTGACGTATCGAGAGGTAAAGGACTCGATTATTCG